AGTTTGTTGCATATTTTATGAATATTTTGAAAAACTATATTACGATTCGATTTTTTTCGTTTTATTTTGGGAATTTTTTTGACAACTTTTAATAGTTTTGCTTGAAAAGTTTTTTTGAAAAATGTCTTCTAGACCAAAAAGAAATCCTGGAGGCATCAGAGATAGAGCTAGAAATCTTGCTATAGATGCAAAATCTGTTGCAAGATCTAGAACACTTCCTGCTGAAAATGTTTTAAAAGCAGCACTTACGAATAATGCATTAGCTCTAACTTTGTACAATAATCTGATCGATTTAACTTCTCCAAATACTGCATTATATAAATCTATCTTGAAAGAAACACGAGAAGCACTTGCAGATTCTCAAAAAATTCAAAATAAATTGCGTGCTGCTAAAGAATTACCTGGTTCTTCTGTTGCTGAATTGGCATCTAGTGTCGAAAGATTATCTTTCGATCAACCAAAAATCGATAATAGATTTTCAGGAATCGTAACATCAACACCCGAAGATGCTGCTCTTGTTAAGAAAATCATTGATACTATAATTACCAAACCCTGTGGTCTTAGAACATTTGATGATTATGCTGGATCTGCTGAATTTAAAGAATTTTTTGATATAATAGCAAAAGATCGATTTACTTATGATCAATTTAGGGGAGCACATCCTAGTAATGATTCAATTTTGTTATTCGGTCCTCCTGGTACAGGAAAAACTTTATTAGCTGAAGCAGTAGCTGCTGAATTAGCACCTTTAGGAGGAAGCTTTATTAGTATTTCTTCTTCAGATATTTTGGGAAGATTTGTTGGAGAGTCTGGAAAAAGTTTAAAATATCTATTTGCTGTTGCAAGAGAATTGACAAAAAATGGACCTAATGGAAAATATGGAGATAAACCTGTTGTAGTTTTTATGGATGAAATAGATGGTTTAATATCAGAAGGAGGAAGTTCGAGTGGAGGTGGAACTGATTTATTATCTGAATTCAATGCTCAAGCTCAAGGATTAAAAGGAACTAGTAATAAAGGTTTGATTGTACTAGCTGCAACAAATTATCCCGATAGAATGCCCGCAGCAGCATTTCAAAGATTTTCTCAACGTATCTTTGTTGGATTACCTTCTCTTGATGATGTCAGACAAATATTAATGAATAAATTACGAAAAATGGGTTGGGATAGAGTAAATTTCTCCGAATCTAAAAATATAGATTGGTTACAAACGATTGATTGGGAAAGAAATAAATTCATAACTACATTTTTGAATATTGATCAAAAATCTGATTTAATAGGATGGAGTTATCCAGGACAATTTGATAAATTTGATGATGAGGGAAATTTAACTAATAGTGTTTCGTTTTTTACTAAAAAAGCAGAATCAAATGATCTAAATCCAAACAGAGATACTCGACAAATATTACCTCCAACTGAATTGGATGAGATTTTCTTCGATGTAACTGCAGGAGGAAGAGAAAATAGCATACCTTGGGATGCAGTGGATTTTATGGCATGGATTTTATTTAATAAATATTATGCTCCGAGAGAAATTGATTCTTTATTCAATCAAATGCTTTTCAGAGCTGAGCAGCGATCTGTAATATTTGCAACATCGAATCCAGGATCTGAAAGTAAAGTATATTATCAAAAATGGTTATTAGAAAAAGCTTTAATAAGCACTGAAACCGATGAAGGAAATCAGTGTGTCCCACAACAAGAAACAAGATATTCTTTTATACCTCTTTGGTATACGGTTGGAGATGAAGGAGAAAATGGAAGATTCGAAAAAGCATTTTTGGAAAAATTTAAAGATGTTCCCGAAGTAGGAAAATTTGGAGAGATTTGGGGATATAAAAAAAGTACAAGCTCTAATGGTGATTTTACTGTTAAATTACATCCAAAATTCGATTTGAAAGATAAAAATAACGATATAAGAATAATCGTAGCAAGAGCAGAAATAACAAATATTTTTCCTGTTGCTCAAGTTTTAAAACAAGGAAAAGATAGTATTCCTATTAGAAAATATTATATAGAAAGAAGACAAAAGGATACCGATATTTATCAAACTTTAGAAACCAATCCAAATTTATCAAAAGAAAATGCTCCATTTATTCCCACCGAAAAATGGGTCCCTTCTGCAAATGAGAAATTAGATCCTGATAATTTACCTAGAGTTTTGGGGATATCTCAAATTACTCTTACTGATTTCCTTGCTGCTCTTACACAGATTAAATCAATTGTTATTAGAAATGTAGATGTAATGCTCGAATATGCAGATAAATATGGTAGAAGCTTGAAAAAAGGTGAAGATATTCTGCAACTTAAAAGGCAAGCCGAAATAATTTCTCGTGATCAACAAAATTCAAGACCTGAAACTTCTCGCTATTCTGAAATTTGGACTCAATTTATAGATGCATTGCAACAAACTGGAATTGCATAACTTCAAATAAAATTATATTATTAGAAAAACTGATATTTTTGTTTAAATGTATACTAAAAGAATTAGGGTTCCAAATAATAGTAAAATAATAAATATTCCTATGATAAATTTAGGATTATTTAAAGATGAATTTGGAATTCCCAAAAAAAACATTTTTATCAAAAGGCCCTATTAGAATTGTTATTCCAATATTTAATTTTTCTGGAATATTTGATTTCAACAAAAATATTCCATGGAGAATAAAAGATATTTCATCTGTAAAAGCTAGGATGCAATATATCATCCAGAAAATTATTCCTATCCACCTTCTCTAGATGGATCAGACTTTTATGGAGAATTTGCTATTATGGAATTTTATATTAAAGATAGAACAATATTTGTAGAATATAATCATTGATTCCGTTTCATATTAATAAAAAAAAGTATAACGATGTCTTAGAAAGTATCATGATCTAGCGGAAATAGTATTAAATGATGAATCAACTCCAAAACCTGATTCTATATGGAGACATTATAAAGGAAATATTTATATTGTTAAAGGTTTATGTATTTTAGAAAGCAATGATGAAATTTGCGTAATATATAAAATATTTCATCTCTTCCTTGGATTCGTCCTCTTTTAGAATGGAATCAACTTGTAGAATTCGATAATAAATTAGTATCAAGATTTACATTGATTAAATAAAATTTTATTCGAAATCATTGCTTGTTTCTTCAGGTTTATATATTTTCAAATTATTTTCAAAGGCAGTCCTTGCAATCAAATAACTATCAGCCATATCAAAAATCTGATCAACATGATTCTTAAAAACTTTTAAAAATCTCAACATATTCTTTTCTCCATTGATTTCTAATAGGTTTTCCATATCATTTTTAGCGAGAACTTTTCTTTTATGAGTATTAGAAATACCACCTAAATATGATTTTCTCAAAGGATCATCAATTGCTTCTTGACAGTATAATGGAGCAATAGCATATTTTAGATTTCCTTTTTATAATTAATAAAAATGATTTTTTTTTTTACCATGTACGAATTCGACATTTATTGGTTTTTGGCTTTTTAATTGGAAAATTCTTGCCAAAGTACGCAATACACAAGATACAGCTCTTGCTTTTGGATTTACCTGCATTTGCAATTCGATTCTATATGAAGAACAATTACGAAACCATTCGAAATAAGGAGATTGATATAAAATATCTACAATTCTATCAACACTCTGATGCAATGTTTCAGAAGGAACCGATATTAATGAACACCATGTCCAAATTGGATGTTTTCTATATTCAACTTTCGAAATTCCACTTATTCCGAGATGTTTTGTACCAATATCTATTCCTATAACATCGCAAGGTGTATCTGATCCAAATGGTGAAAATACGAGAAAATTTTCATTGACTTTATAATACCAATTTTCTTTGATTGTGATTTGTAAAGAATTTATGATATCTTTAAATGCAGTTTTCGAAACCTTTTTTTTGATTCTTTTTTTCTTTACATCTAATTTTTTCTTTGGCATTTTTAAACAATTTCTAATTAAAAGATAAAAATGTTTTATTAAAAAAATAGACGTAATCAAATCAAATCATTAGATTCGACAATAGGATTTACAGTAGTTGATTCTAACATAGAAGAATTTTCATCTTCAATTACTGCTTCTATAGGTTTTTCTTCTTTAATAGGCTTTTCGAGAATTTCGCTTTTAGATTCTAAAGATGAATTCATATTTTTAATGATATTTTTAATTGTATTGATATCCAATGAAATAGCTCCTCTAATTAATTGAAGACGTAATACCATATCAGCCATTTCGTTTCCTACTTCATGTGGAATAGTAAGCATTTCTTCCACATTATGAGCATATTCTAATATTTTTTCAGGACGACTCTTTTTCTTTTTGGATGATTTTTCTTCTAGATTAGAATCGCTTTTTCTTTTCGATTGTACTTTTTCATCCGATTTTTTCGGAGATTTTGAATTACTTTTTGCTTTTCTTTTTCGGTAATCTTTCGGAATTACACAATTGAAAATAAGCCAACTTGCAGTTGGAGATAATTTTTTCTTTTTGACAAAAACATAAGATTGATCCCATCCTTTGATAGACTTAGTAGGAATATCATTATCGATATAAATATCCCGTAATACTTCAGTTGGAGTAGAGTAATCTTTTTCAGGATGTGCAGGGTAAAATAAATGTAATTTCAAAGATTTCGAAACGCCTAAAATGAAATATCTTACATTGTCTACTTCTTTTTTACCAGGTCTACAAGGAATTCCAGTTTCTCCAATTTGAGAATATAACCAATTATAACGATCAACCATTTTATCAGCATCTACTTCTTCAGGAACATCAAATTCTTTATTAGATTCGATTTCTTTATATTCTTTAATTTTCTTTGCTATAAATGAATCTATATTGATTTTTCCTTTCTTCGTAGATTTCGATTTTTTGCTTTTTATAGAATCATCCTCTATCATATCTTCTTCATCAGAAGATTCTGATTTTTTTGAAAAACTTTCTTCTTCTTCACTATCGGATTCTTCGGTGGGTATTTTTTTGTTTGGAGTATGTTTTGAATTTACCATTTTTCCGTAAAATTCAAGTTTATTAGAGGTACTTAATTAAAGCAATACTGAAATAATAACTACAAAGTTTTTTAAAGTGTTGGAGCGCGATTTTAAAGAAAAATAATTTATTCACTATATTGTATGGAACGTACAAGATATTCTTTACCATCATTATTTAAAAATCGTTGATAAATTATCCTATATCCTTTTGGTAGATTCATTAAATCGTTTTGTGTACTTATAAAATCTTCGACTTGATCATATGTAAGACTTTTCATATCTTGTTTAAGTTGATCCATTATAGTAGATTGATCAAACTTAACATCTTCTAACATTCCATGTATTTTGGATTTGGATTGTAATATTTTTGCTTTTATTTCATCTTCGTTCATTCCCAAAAGATTTTTAGCATGTTTTTGAATCTTTAAATTATATTGGTCTACAATTTCATTTCTCTTTTTTAAATCTTTGATAGAATTTTCTACCCTATTTTCGACATATTCAACAGAATCAATTGCTTTATTCAGATGCTTTTGCATCAAAGTTTGATGCTCGGTATTCAAATGAAAAGTTTGAGCAGATCCATCATTTGGAGGAGGAAATTCTATTCTTTTACCCATTCCAACATCCACAGTATGAAAAGTTAAAAATACTGCGTGAGGATTATATTTGCGAATAGTTAGAATCTGATGTTTAACTTGCTCTAGATCTTCAAAGCAACCAAAAAATTCGAAACCAATTTTTGGAGAATCAATATCATATCCTTGTTCTTCGGGACCATAAGTTGTAAATATCATAAATCTTTGACTTTTTGGTATAAAGTTATGCCACATATGAGGTCTATATTTTGCTCTTCTTCGTATTACATCGGAAGGAGGATTGCTTTTTGTAAAATCAACTTTCAAAGCCATTTCGTCGTCGATATTTGATTCCGGTTTTCTATTATAATTTTCTTTTCTGTATTCACCTGGAGAAACCCAAGCAACTTTCGAAAGTGATAATCCTTGAGGAATATAATCATTAATTTCTTCCTCTAACATAATAATTTTTTGCGATAAATTAGCGCTTTTTTCCATTTGAAATTATCCTCTAACGAATTACCAATAAATTCAGTTCTGAAATTTCAACGTCTGATAAATAATTTTTAACGTTTTTTAAAGGATAAATTACTCCTTTATATCCATAGTGATGGATGTGCTTATAGAAGATATTTCGGAAAATAAATATCCCGATTTTGATAATGGTACTATTTACCAGGTAATTATTTCTTTTTTTTTTGAAAAATTATATTTAAGCCCGATTCCATAAAAGAAGATGAATTTATTAATGATTTCGAACAAGATCCTGTTATTCCGATTAGAGCAAAAAGAAAAGATTTTAATCCTGATATTGAGGATGTTTATTTCGAATTAAAAGATGTAACGATAGAAAAAGATGAATTTTTAGATAATGATGTTTTTCATGTTAGCAAAACGAAAGAAGTCGGAGTATATCTTCACGGTAATTTAGAATATGGTGAAACTGTATGTGTTTTATTCAGAGGATATAAACCATTTTTTTATCTTACTATACCTGAAAATAATTCCAAAGAAAAAGATGAAAATTGGATGATAAATCTTATCAATCAATTATCTCTAAATAAAGAATTACCAAAAAGAGAATTAGAATCATATAGTTTAGAATACAAATTACCTACAACGGGATTTAGAAATGGAAAGCCAATTCCATGTATTCTTTTTAGATTTTATACTTTGAATGCTTTTTATCGATATAAATATGAATTAGAGAGGAAATATCCTGCTCCTACTGAATATGATATAAAAAAAGGAATTTATAAAAACGATATAATGGTATGCGAAGGTAAAATTCCAAACGATATAAAATTTTGCAATTTTTATTCTCTTCAATTTGGTGGATGGATAAAATTATCAGCTGGAACTTTTACCACATGGGATGGAGGTAAAAGAGCAATTCATAATTTTCAAACAATGTGTGTTGAAGGAATAAGTAATAAGAATGAATTAGCAGATTCATTGATAGATTCATTCGATATTGAAGCGATTAGATATGATGGAGCTGAAGCAATGCCTGATGCAACTAATCCTCTAGATTATACTGCATGTATTGGTCATGCAATAGAATCGACTTCAAGATCTTTTCCTAGAATGTATTATTTATTTACGTGGGGAGGTGCAGTTCAATTTCCTGAAACGGATAGAAAAGGAAAGCCTCTTCCAAAACGTAAAGTCATATTAAAAATATATAAAGATGAAGCTTCAATGTTGACACATTGGGTAAGATGGAGAAGATCTCGAAATATATCTCCCGATTGTACTATTGGATGGAATATTTATGGATTTGATCTTGGATTTTTAGCAACGAGAATAAGGATTTTATCTGGAATAGATGAAGATATCAAAGAGTGGGGTAGATTGTGTGGATATGAGACAAAGATTAAAGATTCAAATATCGAAAGTAAAGCTATTGCATACAACAATTATCAATTAACTCCATCTCCTGGAAATATTTTCGTAGATAGCCTTATTATTTTTCAAAGAGATGTTACTTTGAGATTATCGGATTATCAACTAAAAACCGTTTCGAAACATTTTTTAAAAGAAGAAAAAGAAGATGTTCATTATTCCGAAATCAAATCTTTATTCTTTGGATCTGCTCTGGATAGAGGACTTTTGATGGTTTACAATTTAAAAGATGTAGATCTAGTTTTAAACCTTTTTTTCAAATGTGCTCATTGGCCAAAAATGACAAATGTTTGCCGAGTAAATAGAGTTCCAATGAATGTTTTATGCCCTAGAGGTCAACAGATTAGAGTATTTGGAGGATTCCATAAAAATGCAATGGATGATGGATATATTATATATAGACCACATTACGATCCTATTTTAGATGAACCAATTATTGAAGATCCTTCTTTATGGACAGAAGAGGGATTAAGAGAAGAAGAAAAAGCAGAAAATAGATTTGAAAAAAAAAGCGATATAGATTCTATGGTCGATTATTGGAATAAGAAACTAAATTTATCCACTTTTAAACCGATTTTATCAATGATTACTGTTGATCAGAATGGAAAGATTTCTCAAGAAAAAATCATACATTCAGATACAAAACCTATTCCGATAGATACGAAAAATAATATAAAAATTTATGGAAAAGATGTAAATCCATTTCAAACAGAGTTAAAAAAGCAAACTCAAAATAATGGATTTTTTGGAAGAAACGGTAAAACTGTCGAAGAAATAGAAAAATTATCCAGAGTGAGGAGAAAAAGGAAATTCATTCCTACAGAAAAAGGAACCATGAAAGTTGTTCCAATTATAGGAAAAAATAAGAAAAAAGGAGAAATAGGCAAAGATGAATCAGAAAAAGGTTTTGCTGGAGGATTCGTTATGGAACCAAAACCTGGATTTTATGAAAATATTCCGATTTATGATTTTAATGCTCTTTATCCAAATATTATGATGAGTTATTGTTTAGATCCTGCATTGCTTGTTTTAGATAAGAGATTTGCAAATTGTCCTGGAGTTACATATTTACGCATTCGATTTAATAAGAATAAGGAATTTTTATTTGCTCAAGGATTTCCAGGAGTTATGATAAAACATACGAGAAATTTGGTAAATAATAGAAAAATTGCACAAGGAATTCAAACCACTTATGAATCTCGTGTAGAATATTGCAGAAAAAGATTAGTATATTTATTATCACTTCCTGTAGATACGAAAACGGATGATGTTTTCAAAAAAGCAAATGAAATCGTAAACAAAAACGACAAAACATCTTCACATATTCCAATCGAATCTTATCAAAACTTTTATAACGAAGAAATCGGAGTTTTTAAACAAGTATTGATTGCTAATGGAATATTCAAAGATAAACAAGAATATACAATAGATCAAATTTTAAATGAATCTGGAAATCAATATAAATTGACAAAAAATGAAAAACTTTTACAATCTTTAGAAATATGTTTTAAAATCAAAAATGGATATGAAGAAAAAATTGCCTTTTTAAAAGAAAATATAAATTCTGAATCGATTATCTTATCTATTTTGCAAATATTGACATCTTATGATTCCGAAATTGCAAATTACAACTCTAAACAAAATGAACTCAAAGTAGGAAGCAACTCTACTTTTGGATTTTTAGGTGCTGGTGGAAAAGTTCATTATGATGTGATAGATAAAAAAATCATACACAAAGCAATGATGCAAGTAATGCCAATTTCTGCATGTGTTACCTATATTGGAAGAAAAACAATCGAAACTGCAAAGGAATGGGTAGAAAAAACTTATCCTGGATCAAAAGTCATGACTGGAAATAGTAATGAAGAAGGAACACGTGTTATTTATGCAGATAGTGTAACAGGAGATACTCCTTTATTGTGTTTATTACCAGATGGCCTTATGGTTTATAGAACAATAGAACAACTCTCTGATAATCAATGGACATCATTTCACGAAACAAAAGAAGAATCACAACCATATTTAAAAGGAATCAAAGTTTGGTCTGATACTGGATTTACCAATATTAAAAGGATTATTCGTCATTCTTGTGAAAAAAGAATTGTTCGAGTTGTAACTGGTAGTGGATGCGTAGATGTCACTGAAGATCATAGCCTTTTAAATCAAGATGGTCATGTTGTAAAACCTAAAGAGTGTAAAATTGGAGATCTTTTATTACATAAAGATCTCCCACAACCAGAAGAAATAGATCTTGATTTACATCCTGAAACTGCCTGGGCATTGGGATTATTCTTTGCGGCAGGAAAAATTACAGAATCAAAAGAAATGTGTATAGACTCAATATCTTGGAAAATCGATAATCCAGATATTTTAAATAGAGCAAAAATTGGATTAGAGAATTTTTTTCCAACTATTTTTTCCAATTTATTTTACGAGAAAATTATTCCGGATGAAATTTTAAATGCTTCACAAATTATCCGTAAAAATTTTATTGATGGTTATATTGTTGGAAAAGATGATTTTAAATTGGAAAACAAAATAGCTTATGCAGGTTTATATTGGCTTTTTTCTTCTCTAGGCTATGGAAATCAAAATAACGCAATTGAAGAAATTTATGAAATTCCTCACGTAGATATTGTATATGATCTTCAAACTGATAATCATCATTTTTCTGCTGGAATTGGAAGAATAGTTGTACATAATACTGATTCTTTATTTGTATTATTACCAGAATCGATTATTCCAAAAGGAATCGAAGGGTTGAATAAGACATTCGAAATATCTTCATCTATAGCTGATGGAATTACTAAATTATTTGCATTTCCAGGATCGACTATGAAGATCGTTCATGAAAAAACTGCAAGATTTCTTATTATATATTGTCCAAAATGTTATGCTTTGGATAAATATCTTAAACCTTATCCAGAAGATGTTGGAAAATTAGAAATAAAAGGTGTTGGTTGGTCGAAACGAGACTGCTGCAAACTAGTATATAATATTTGCAAATCTGCCCTTGACAAAATTCTGAAACAAGGCAAATTGGAAGAAGCAAAATTAGATGTCCAAGAGAGATTACTCGATTTGGTTTATGATAGAATGAGAGGTGATGAAATTAAATTAGCAAAATCCAAATTATCCGAATTGATAGAACCAATGGTCCAAGAAGATCATTTCGAAATATTAAAAGATGTTATTGCAGATTTAGAAATTCAATCTGTAGAATATATAGATTCGATTTCTCATAAGCTAATTGTTCAATTAAAAAACCATTTTAAACCTACTCAATTAATGGAACTCGAACAAAAATTAAACGAAATATTATTAGACAAAGTTAAATATGAAAAATTAAAGATTTATAAAAAATTATCCAAAAAGACATATACTTCCAAAACTGAAATACAGAATCAAAATTCGGATAAATTAATGTCTTTTATTATTCCAAAAGAAAGTAAAAGCGAAACGTTAAAAGAAGAATTACCATCCGGAATAACTGCACATGCTCAATTAGCTTACAGAATAAATCAAAGAAAACCTGGACTTGGTCCTAAATCTGGAGAATCTGTTCAGTAAGAATTTAAATTTTATAATTAATTTTAGATATTTATTTGTTGATTTGGGATTAGATTCTAGAGAAAAATATAATCTTAAATCATTTAAAAAGAAATATGTTAAATGTGGTGAAGGTTATATCGAAGATTACGATTATGTTTTGGAAAATAATTTAAAAGTAGACAAATTATGGTATCTAGAAAATCAATGTACAAAGAATATTTGTAAATTATTCGAACCATTGATGAATGATCCAAAACAATTGCTAAAACATTCCATATCAACTCAAACTAGAGAACAATTTGGAATGGAAAAGGGTTCAGATATCTCTCAACAATTGAGCAAATTTGGTTTAGTTAAAAAACAAAAAGTTAATCATTGTACCATTCAAGATATGGAACTTTTATAAAAAAATGACTAATAAAAGTTCTCAGAAAATTAAAAGAATTTATCTGTAAAAATGAAAGATTTATTAAAACAAGAATATAGAAAGAAATAAACAGATTTTAATATAGTATGAAATTTAGCAATTAGTTTTATAAAATGGATAATTTTAATTCTGTAGATTTTTCATCCACAGATTGCGAAAAATTAATGGAGGAATATACTTTATATGATGAAAAAATTATCAAAGGTCTAATTGTACAATTGTATTATTTTGCACAATCTCACATCGTAATGAAAACACAAGATGATGAACTCAAAAATATTGCAAAAGAATGTAATGGTATCTTTACTGGTCAACAAGGAATAATCAACGAAAGAAGAGACATCGATTTTGAATTTGAAGATAATTTAGATTCTGCTATGTTTTGTAAAAGGATAGAATTGACAGCAAGATTTTTTATTCACAAAGGTATCAATATTCAAGGCCAACTATTTGCAAAATCTTCTATGGAGGAATTAGAGAATAAAAGAAACGAATTAAAAAAAATTAATTGTAATTCAAAAGAATAAAAATGAGCGATTATACTTTATTTGATCAAAATTTGCAGAACATAAAGATATTAATTTTGAAGATATGTATCGGAAAAAAATATGTGATCAAGAAGATTTTATATAATGATTAAAATAAACAATATATCAGATTTTAAAACAAATTTAAAAATGAGATCTTTAACAAATGGAATTACTAAAAATCTTATATAACCCAAATATTTATTAATGAATCAAGCATATTTGTACTTGTGAAAAATCATTTAATACAATCCGTAGCAGAATTTTTATTCTTAAGTTTATCAATTATTTACAAGAGTGAGAGATCGCATTTTATTTGATGGTAGAGATTTTCGAATTTCCCAAACATGTATAGAAAAATATACTCTGTCTTTAAAAGGTTTTGCAATAAAAAATATGTAATATATCTAATAATTATAAAATGCGATAATATTCATTATCATTGATATGAATAAATGTTTGATTTCTATGTTTATACCATAAATACAAGATTGTAATTATGATATTTGGAATAAACATCAACCATGAGCTCGTGATCATCCAAATTCTAATCTGAGATTCAGAAAAGTGAGAATTAAAAACCAATAGAGGTAAAGTATATACCCTATAAAGCAAACTTCCTACTCCCATAGTAAAAGTCAAAGTAGAAAAACATTGATGAAGTAGAAAATTTCTCTTTACCGCAAAATACCAAGCAGCAGTTGCAAATATCGCTAACAACATTCCGTAAATCAAAAATGCAATATCCATCAATTTTCCACCTGAACTACCGTGATGGAAAATATAATACATTCCTCCATATACAGCTAAATAACATCCTATAATATAAATAATCCCTCTCCAATGATGAGTTTTCGAAATAGTATGATTATATTTCATTTGAAAACCACCCAATAAGATTACTAAAATTCCACCAACCCAATGAATTTGCATTGGAAGAGATTTTTCAGGATATGGCATTCGAGAAAAAATTCCCCATTCTTTTATTGGTTCTAGAATAAATGCTATCAAAATATAAAATACAAATAGAAAAGAAAGCAAAAAGAAAAACCTCCAAATCCATTTTTGATTTTTAGAATTATGCAATAATGGAATTTCTTCCATTCTAAATATATTATAAATCCCTATTAATAATACATTTATATATTCAATAGTTTTCAGCCTTTTGTAAGAGATTAACATATGAAGGTGCTGTTGGAAGTTTATGGATAAAAATTCGTTCTATTTTAGCGGTCAATTTTTGAATACCATACATCATTGTATCATTTTGTATCAATGATTCCGTTACTTTATCAATTACAGTTCCACCGTAAATATTCATTACTCCACATGAAACATCTTCTAATGAAGAAAGAATTTCTTCGGGGACTATATCCATTATATCATTCAAAGTTTGAAGTTGTCGTAATTTTGTCCAGAATTCTGCTTTTTTTGTTAAATCTAATTTATTCCAATTTTCTTCCAACTTTAAACAATTTAAAACTTCATATTCTGGTAAAAAAAAAGTATTTTCATTTTTTAATAAAATGTTATCTTTTCCTTCTACGGATTTTTGCCACATTTCACATAGTTTTTTTGGATTTGATTTTATCCAATCTTGAATATTTGTTGCGATTTTTTCATAATATTCTCTTTCTTCAGGTATCCATTTCCATAAAAACGTAATCAAAGAATATAATATCGTATTAAACATGTAATGTGTAAAATTTGGTTTTAAATCTTTTATATTTGGTTTTGTATAGGATATTTCATTATCAGTAAGTTTATTTATAAGTTTGTCGATGTTTTTAAATAGATTTTCTTTCACATCTTCTACCGATTTATGATTTGAAACTGTATTTTTTTTCCGTTTTATTATTATAATTTTACGATTTTTCATTTGTACTGATATATTTACTTTTTTCAAACAATAATATTTTTATAATCTTTTTTTCGTAATAAATAGTTTTCCACGGCTATTTTGTTTATTCGGTACAAACTTTTCAGTTAATATATCAATAAAAAAATATTATAATCTGAATTTATCAATATCCAAACTCTTTTCTCGAATTCTAATCAGTTTGGAAAAGATTAATTCTTAAAGACTGGAATTGTAATCGATTTTTCTTATTGCAAAAATCCTTTACATATAAAGATGTAGTATAATCAAATAAAACTCAACTTGGTTTAAAAACATATCTTTATTGAAATTATTTCCGAGAGAATGAATTTATTTTCAGAGTTGCTTATCAATTAAATATCGAGTTTTTTTTAAGAGAATATCAATAAAAAGATTCTAGTTCTACTCGAAAAATATACATAAGAAGACCATCTAGATTTTTCAGAAAGCTCTATTTTTATTTGGAAAAGGAATTATTTTGTTCATCATTGTGATAAAAAATATTCAAATGAGAAACCTCAATTGATAGATTATAAAAACAAATGCTATTTTGGAATTATATCCTTAAAATCAGTTCTTGTTAAACTTAAATCAACGAAATATAGATGATAAATTATTTGATTTAAAAAACAACAATAATATGCTTGACAACTTCTATTTGAAAAAGGAGGAAAACCTGGAAATATTAGTGATCTTTGAGCAAAGCCTTGATTCTCAGGTCTTTGATCAGTAAAAGCTATCAAATTTGCTGGATACAGTAACCCTCCTGTATTTACATCCAACAAGATCTTACTAGTAAAAGGTAAATCAAAAAAAGCTATGATTTGGAGTTCTGAACCCAAAACGTTAACACCAATACAAGGAACAGTTCGGATTCTATTTACTGTAAAATCAGCAATAGTTTGAATAAGTATTCCTGTATCTTGTCCGATTAAATTCAAAATTATTCTACCACTATCCGTATTTACAATTAATTCGTAAATTGGATATAAAGATGTTTGACTCGTAAAAAAATTTATGGTATTTGTTATTTGTATTAAAGAAAGCTGAAAAATTTCCCTTATTAAGTGCAAATCTCGACATTTTATACTATTCATATATAATAATATTTTTTACGTTACCTTTTATAATGAATTGCTTTAATAAAATTTATTGGATCTATTATTTTTAAATAGATAATTATTGTATATGTAAAAAAAAATAAACTATTTCACTATTAATGTATACTCTTCCAAAAGATATTAAAAATATCTTATTAGATTTCCTTGATATTCCTTCTACGTTTGTATTATGTAAAACAAATAAAGAATTCTCTGACTTGGGTAAATCTCAACAATTATGGAGAAGAAAAATCATTAAAGAATGGAAGAATTCTTCTTTTGATTATAATATCCTCTTTCCTAAACCAGAAATGGATATTTTTAATTGGAAAACAATGGCTTTAGGTTATCCTTATGATATTACAAATCAAAATATACTTAATCGAAATCAAAAAGTTTGTTATAGAGGACCGGTTATAGGATTGAATCTCCAGGGGGATATTGCAACTCTGGATTTCGAATGTGATTTAGTATCAGAAAGTAATGAGAATCATTTGGGAGTTTATTATGAACATAATTATGACTATAAAATTATGACTCGATTTTATGGAATTTATAATTTATGTCACCATTTTAGAAAGCGTTTTATTAAGGGGATAATATATTCAGAAGGTATAAATATTTACTATTGAATTTTTTAGGAGAAGAGGGATTCTTTTTAGGTCACATGGTAGATAATAAAAGAAATGGAAGAGGATTATTAAAATATGCTGATAATGGATTGGTTTTAGATACGGAATGGATAGATAATAAACCTAAAGGTTCATTTTTACAAACAATAAATTTTATAGAATATGATGTTCGAAATGAACATACTCTAGCACAAGCAGCTTACGAAAAGAAATCATGTTACAATATGCCAGATGGAGGACAATATTATTTCGAATTACATGATGGTGTTGTTAGTTATTGCAGATCTTGTTATGATCTATCAAGATATAAAGCCACACAAATTATTTGGTCTGATAGATTTATAGATACTTGGTTTTATAGCTTGAAGTGTGTGTGTAGAGGTTGTAGCTTCGGCTATAACCACAAAATTTTTATATCTGCTAAAAGACAAAATGACGAAACTCCCAAACGTATTTTAAAGAAACCAAAACGAATTTAAACATATATTTATATATTCAGAATCCATGTAGCGAGAAGATAGTGATAATACGAAAATCAACTGATGATAATATATCAAAATCATTACAAGTGACTTTTTGTAAAATAATTAAAGGATTCGCAATAGATAATTCTTGTTTTTTAAAAGTGATTCTATTTTCAACCATAAAAGTATTATCTCCAAACTTGATATGAATTTTTTGAGTTGGAGAAGCAATTATCAAATCCGGCATATGATTATTTATATAAAAGATAAGTAAAATTATGTCAAAAATGTTCCGTTGTTTATTATAACATCGCCTTCTCCATCAGCCCATCCTGGAGAAAGATCAATTATATCTTCTAGATCTTCTTTTAAATCACAATTCAAAAGATTAGAAAATTGTTTCGTAACTTCTCTTGCATCTATTTTACCATTTGTGTTTAAAGCTAATTCAATTAGATTATCGAGAAATTTTAAAGCAGCTCCCAAATGGATATTTTCTGGATTTTTTAATAGTTCGATTTTTTTGGATAATCTTAACAATATCATTTTTCTTCCTATCGATAATTCATCTTTTTTTGAACAAATATACTCCATTATTTTTAGCAGATCGTTTCTTTAAAAAAAAACGAATAATTTTAAAATTTATTGAAAGCGCTTCCTAATTTTAATTCGCAAAAAAATATTAATTCAATGAAATATGAAGAAGATAAGTGTAATATTTACTCATTTCACGAACATACGAAAAACAATACTGTAATTGGATGTCTTAAAGGAGATTATTTTAGCGAATTGGATAAGAGGTTAGATATAAAAATAGATCTTTTTGGAAATAAATCTGTATTTGCAAACAATAACATTAAAAAAGGTTTGAATTTTAAACAATGATAAATTTCGTTAGGTGATATTTTATTAAAAGAATTACCGCATTTCATATTTCAAGGAAAAAATTTACTTTCTAGCAATGATCAAATAGAATTTTATACCCATTATATTATTTCGAGAGAAATTTGTAAACATTCAGTATTTGAAAAATTATCTCCTCGTTTTGAAGATGAATATATTACCAAAAGTTTACATCATTTATCTAAAACTAATCCAAATTTAAAACTTTTCGAAGCCAAGAAAACAATTTACATTTGGCAAAAGATTATAAGGAACGCATTTTATGGACCTAATGATAGTATATTGTTATACTCGGACGCTTCAACTTTTAATCATAGTTGTGTCCCAAATACGGATTGGGTGATTGATTTTGATACATGTGTTATAAAATTCATCGCTTTGAAAGATATTTTGAAAGATCAAGAAATCCGAATCGATTATAATTCAATGATTACGAGAATCAAAAAAAAGAAACAAAGATTAGAAACGATCAAACGAAGAATGCTTTTTATATGTAATTGTCCAAAATGTATTCATTAGTTATTGTACTGCTATTTGCATTTTTTTTCTTTTTTTTTTGGAAGAAGTTTTTTTTAGTAGACATTCAATGCTAATATTTATAAACTATCCATCTTGGATTTATAAAAATCTTATCTAGATTATTAAATATCATTGAATAATGAAGAGAAGAATGATCAAAAAAATACGAAGAATATCTACAATTATTAAGGCATTTCAAAGGATAAATTATACATCCTCCAAAAGCTGAATTCACTTTTTTTATTTTCTTGGATATTTTAATCGGATTCATTATTGATCCAATTTTATTTTTAAAATCTTTCGAATTAACTTGTATAAAATCTTCATTTTTCGAAACGAAATTCTCAATATCATGATAAATATATTCGAATTGTCTATCGTTTGCAACTTTTTTCAATAATCCATTACAAGCCATTGCATTCCAACCAGAAAATGAAAAACATTCGAAAAATCCTTCTCTAGAAAACATTCCACTCAATTCCGAATCAAAAACACAATAATAATCAAATTCTCGGTATTTCTCCAGACAATATTCCAAAATCATATTTCTAATTATTGAAATTGCTTTGCATCTTTTTTCACTTGTATACGAATAGTTTGTATAATTACATTCCGATTTGTATTCTAAGATTTGTACACATTCCAATTTTTTCAAATCATCTACATTTGTATTTTGTTCTACTGCAACAATGATTTTAAAATTTTTAAATGAATTTCCTAATTCTTTCATTCTTTTGATAGAATTTTTATATTCATTTTTTCCAATAATTGTAGAAAAAATTATGGAATGATTTTTGGCATGTATTTTACCCAAACGAATTTTTCTTTCAAATTCAGATTTATCCTTTTTATCTAGTTTATCGATTTGATCAAGATCTATTTTTGAATCTTTGGAGAGTAAGTCTATTGTATCTTCTTTTTTATTAATTAAGACAATTACTATTATAATTATAAAAATTACAAAAACCGTAATTCCAACACTCCATATTATTATTATTGTGGAAGGTTTCATTATAAAATCTCGTTATATAAAAGATGAAGAAAAGATTTGATGGACCTTGGTTTGTTTATATTCTCATATCGAAATCCAAGAACAGAACCTATGTTGGTGCTACAAAAAATCCTATTCTTAGAATAAAACGTCATAATGGACATATAAATGGAGGAGCAAAAGCTACCAGAACAGGAAGACCATGGGAATATGCTGTTTTAATCAAAGATCTCCCGAATTCTCATTATGGATTATGTTTGGAATGGGCAATAAAACATTGTCGAAAAGGTCCAGGAATTCATGGAAGATGTAAAGCATTGAAAGAAATTCTAGAGAAGATTTTTTGGACATCTACTTGTTTAAATGATATAGATATAAGAATGGAATGTCAAGCAGAATTAAAATCCTATTTTCAAGATTTAAAAAATGTTTCAATAGATAATTAAAATATTTTCTAGTAAAAAAATCATTTTCTTTTCTTCTTTTAGTTTGTAATAAATTTAAAAATATGGAAGATTATCCATCAACTGGTGATGTTACTACGGATGAACTTTTTTATCCATTAACTGCTGATGTTACTACGGATGAACTTTTTTATCAATCAACTGGTGGTGTTACTACGGATGAACTTTTTCAAACCGTAGAAACAGAACAATCCACAGAAATAGCATTAGAATTAAAAGAATCCACAGAACTAGAACAATCCACAGAAATACCATTAG